GGAGGTATCGTAAGTGCCAAGAAGTAAAGTTAATAAAGATATCCTAGCACATCAAAGAATCTCGGATCACGAGAAGTTATGTAGAATTATGCAGGAAGAAACAAATAAAAAAATATCAGCTTTACAACATGATATAAGTCGTATTGAAAAAATATTAATATCAAGTACAGCTTTTCTAATTACTTCTATGCTTGGAGTTATAGTTGCAATAGTCCTTAAAATGTCCTAAAAGGATTTGTGAAACTCATCAGAGATAAAACCAAATTTTACATTACTGATCTTAAGAGAGAAAATAAATACGACTATAAGCATTATACACGAAACGACGGCCACGGCCCACGAACCTATAATGTAGGTGAAAAGAAAATTCCTTCCGTTACAACTATTCTATCAGCCACACAATCAAAAGAAAAAAGACAAGCCCTAGATAAGTGGAGAGAACGAGTAGGCTATCAAGAAGCACAAGCCATCACACAGAAAGCTGCACTTAGAGGAACAGAGATGCACTATGTATTAGAACAATATATTAATGGTGTAGGTTATTTAAATTTATCTAAAGAAGGTGCACAAGCTAGATTGATGGCTCACGAGATTGTAAATAATCTAGGCCCACTTAAAGTAGTATATGGTAACGAAGTAAGTTTAGCTTATGAAGATAGATGGGCAGGCTCAACAGACTTAGTAGGATTGTTTGATGATAAACCAACTATCATAGACTTTAAACAATCTAATAAATTAAAAAAGGAAGAATGGATTGAAGACTACTATTATCAGATAGCAGCTTATTCACTAGCACATAGAAAAAGCTTTGGTCCTATCTTACAAGGTGTCATTTGTATTTGTACAAAGGAAGTAGAGTACCAACAATTTAAAATGGATACTCAGATGTTAGCTAGGTATGAAGATAAGTGGTTTGAAAGAGTTGAGCAGTATGAAAAGCTTAATCAAAATAACGCTTAATATTATCTCCTAATATTTCTTTACTTAAATCTCTTTTACTATTTAATGAATTAACAACTAACTCATCAATTGTTTTAGGAACTAATAAATCTATATAAGTGACTTTAGCCGTTTGGCCAATCCTATGAGCCCTGTCTTCACTTTGATCACGGTGTTCAAGGTTATAAGAATTACTGAAATATATAACGTTCCTAGAAGCAGTAAGGGTAAGACCATAGCCACCAACACTAGGATTACCAACCAAGAACTTACACTGATCATCAGATTGAAAACGTTCGACAGCTTGTCTCCTATCTTCAACACTAATGGCTCCATAGATTTTAACAACGCTTTCTTTTCCATAGGTCTCCTCTAACATCTTTACGATCTGTTCTATGTTGTAGACATAGTTGGCCCATATTATACTCTTGCCTGAAGTCTCCTCCAATATGTTCTTCAATTCTTCTAGTTTAGGATTTGTTTTGAATGGTATGATCTCTCCTGAATTAGTTTTACTAAAACCACAAGTGACTTGGTGCAGTTTAATAATCTCAGTTAATTTGTTTGTATAAGATACTTCCTCATCTTCAATGATAGCCCTAGCTTCTTTCTTAAGTTTCTCATAAACTTTTTTCTGTTCATCGGTCATTTGTATTTCTCTAGTCAAATGTAATTTAGGTGGTAAGTCTAAACAATCTTGCTTAGTACAACGGAATGAAAATAATTTTAATCTCTGTTCTAACTCAGGTATATTAATAAACTTAACAGGTATCTTAGTAGAGTGTGTGCCTAAATTAATTTCTCTAAGTATGGCATATCGATTTCTAAATGTATAAAAAGAATTAAATCCTAAGCACTCCTTACTTAAGAACTCACATTGAGTATAAAGGTCTAGTGGATTTTTAGTTACAGGAGAACCTGTAAGTATTCTTCTATACTTAGCCATAGCACCTAAGCTACATAATTGTCTTGTTCTTTTTGCACCTTTATTTTTTATAGTAGTGCTTTCATCAACTATAAGCATTGTATTTCTACCACGCTTAAGTAATTGTTGTTTTAAAAATTTTACACCTTTGTCTCTAGATAGAGCTTCGATGTTCATTAATAGAAAAAAGAAATTATCGTATTTATACTTTTCTAATTTTTTTAAGTTATGTATCTTCCATAAAAAGATATCGGGTTTATTTTTAGAATGTACTTCTATTTCTTTAACCCAATTGGTATAAACAGAGTTAGGTGCAAGTACGATAACATCTGTAATTAATTTTTTTTCAAATAAATAATTTGCATTATCAATGGCAACTTTAGTTTTACCTGTACCCATTTCCATAAAGTAGGCATACACTTTTTGGTTGTATCCTGCTTCAAAAGCTTTTAACTGATGTTTGAATGGGGTAGTTTTAAATACATTTTGCTCCATAAAATATTTATAACTTTTTTCTTTACAATTGCAAATAAATAATTATAAGAACGAATCAAAAGGAGGTTCTATGGATTTAGAACAAGAGTCGACCATTGCGGTCGATACCGGTATGTCAAGTGACATTGCCGATTCTTGCAATAAGTTAATAGATACTCAGAAACAGTTAAAAGCGTTAGACGATCAAATAACAAAGTTACAAGAAGTAGAACGTAACCTTTCTGAGCAGACTATTCCAAACTTAATGCAACAAGCAGGTATTACGATGCTGAAGTTAGCAGATGGTTCATCTGTTGAAATCACAAAGAAGTATGCTGCTAGAATTCCTACATCTAAAGTAGATGAGGCCCACGATTGGCTTCGTGCTAATGGATTTGAAGATCTAATTAAAAATGATCTATCACTTTCATTTGGTATGAAAGAAGATAATCAGGCTAAAGCTTTAGCGCAGGAATTAATTGAAAAAGGTTTTAACGTTAAACAGAAAACCCACGTACATCACAGTACTTTAGCTGGATTTGTTAAAGAACAAATTCAAGAAGGCAAAGAAGTACCGCACGATTTATTTGGTGTTTATGTAGCGGATAGAACTAAAATCACAACCAAGGAATAATATGCAAACCAAAGAAAATGCTCAGGCAAAAGAGCTACAAAAAAAAGATAGCGCAAAAGTACCTAGCACGATTAATTTAGAATCGATGGCAGGTCAAGGTTCGGAGTTTGTCACAGCAAGTGATCAAAAACTTCCGATGTTAAAAATACTATATGCTAACTCACCTGTCTTAGATGACACTGATGGTAAGTATATAGAAGGAGCAAAACCTGGAGACATCTACTCAGAAACATCCGGTACCTTATGGAAAGGAAAAGAAGGTATCCTAGTAGTGCCTTGTCTTTACATAAACACTTTTAATGAGTGGAAAGACAAAGGTGATTCGCCAGGCAGACCTATCAAGATACATACAGATCCTGATATTATGACACAGACCAAAAGAGGAGATGACAATAAAGATCGTCTACCTAATGGTAACTATGTTGAAGATACAGGTAATCACTTTGTATTTATCTTAGATAAAGACTATCAACCCGTAGAACAAGCATTAATCACAATGAAGTCTACACAAAAGAAAAAATCTAAAACTTGGAACACTATGATTAGTACAAGAAGAAGACAAGGAAAGAACGGTATGTTCAATCCTCCTAGATGGTCTACAGTTTATAGATTGTGTACTACTAAAGAATCTAACTCACAGAACTCTTGGTATGGTTGGGTTGTGGAATTTGATAAATTCTTAACTGAAGATAAAGATTTGAATTTATTAAAAACAACACAAGCCTTTTATCAATCAGCTATGAAGAGTGATATCTTTGGTAAAGTAGACTTTGCTGAAGAACAACAACAGGCTAAGAAAATAGAAGCAACTCCGTTCTAATGATTAAGGATCTCTTAAAATTATTTGAAGGTGATCCTACTCAGTATCTCGTTACCTCTCTCACAGGGGAGGTAACGGAACGGGGAAAGCGTGAAGCAGAATGCATCACGATCCACGAACCTGTTACTGAGGAGATATGGAAGAATCATATTGAAGGAGTCAAACGAATAGGCATTAGACCTGAGAAAGGTGATAAGGCTAAATGGGGTTGTATAGATATAGACCCAAGAAATTATTCAAATTACTCATCTAAAAAATATATAGATTTAATTAAAGAAGCTAATCTACCTTTAGTAGTTACTAAATCAAAATCAGGTGGATTACATTTATTTTTATTTTTAAAAGATTGGGCTTTAGTTACAGACATATTAGAAGTTTTAAACAAATGGAATAACAAATACTTTGATAGTGATGAAGTGTTTCCAATGAAGAAGGCTATGAATATGCCATACTTCAAAGCTGATGCAACAACTGAACACGGCTATGATGATGATGGTACACCAATTTTATTAGGTAGGTTTATAGAAATAGCTAAAGCAAAAATAAAAGATATAGAAGATTTAAAAGAATTTAAATTAAAAGAATATGAACCTGAATTTGAATACAGTAAGTTTCCACCTTGTATACAAAATTTAATTAGAGAGAAATGGTCAGGCAATCATAGAAATGATATTTTATTTAACGCAGGTATCTTAGCACTTAAGCAACACGAACATAAATTAAGTAAAGAGGAACTGTTTAATATTTTAAAAGAACGTAACAAACAATTCTTTGCAACTCCTCTACCTGAAAATGAAATACAAACATCATTATTAAAATCATTAACTAGTGCAAAAGAATATTCGTTTAAATGTCCACCTAAGTATGGCGCTCTATCACCTATCTGTAATAAGGAAGTATGTAAGAACAGACCACTAGGTATAGGAGCAGAAGCACCTGATATTGTAAATGATTTTAAAGATATAACTTACAGTAGAGATATTAAATCAATTGAATATAGTTTTAATTTAAATGATGAGTTTATTACAGTTAGACCTGAAGATATGGCAGATGAGAAAGCTTGGAGAAAGAGATTATTAAATTATAAAATCTATTGGAAGACTTTACCTAGACCTAGAAAAGGCCCATCACCATTTGAAATGCTTATGAGTCATATTGTGATGAATGCTGTAGAGGATAATGAATCTAAATGGTTAGATGTATTGAATGAACAGCAGTATGATATTCTTAAAAAATTCTTTGAAGATCATTTAGAGGTAGATGACTTTGCAAAAATTAAAGACGGCTTTGTCATTATGGATTCTAAAACTAAGAACTGTTACTTCAAACAAGTTACATTAAAGAAATTTCTAACAGGTAAAAAATATTTTAATACATCTAAAGAAGCTATGAAGTTATTAGGATGTAAGAAATTAGAATATCATGAAGGTGAAAAGAATGTATGGTGTGTAGAGATGCCTGAATTCGTGGAATACAAAAAGGTAAAAACAAAACCTAAGCAAGAAGAAAATAAACTATCGGAGCTAGATGACGAATACCACACAGGAAAATTCAGAACTTGATTATCTAAAGTCGTTAAAACAAAAGACGATTAAGATATTTGGTCCTCCAGGTACAGGTAAAACATTTACGCTTATTGAAAGAGTTTTAAAAGGACATCTTAAAAAAGGTATACAACCACAACAAATAGCCTTCTTATCTTTTACAAATAAAGCAGTTAACACAGCTAGAGAAAGAGCTCTAGAAGCTTTTCCTCATTTCTCATCAGATGACTTTTATAGATTTAATACTTTACATAAATATTGCAGAAGATTTTTTGATGAAGAAGTATTTGATCCTAAAGATTGTATGATTGATTATGCATTAGAGAATAGTATTGTTAAGAAATCAGATACTAGATTATCTGATGATGACTTCACTTATAAAGATTGGTCACTACAAGTATACAGTAAAGCAAGGAACTTAAGAGTAAATCCAACAGAGGCATATAAAAGCGAATCATATAAGAAAGATAATATAGATGTGTTCCTTAGAAAAATACAAACCTATGAAAGCTACAAGGCCCACGGTAAACAAAAACCATTCATAGACTTTGATGATATGATTCAAAGAGCAGTTAAAGAAGTTAGCTTCCCAGCTCTAGAGTTATTAATATTAGATGAAGCTCAAGATTGTACACCACTACAATGGGATGTAATTTATAAGATGGCTAAGAATGTTAAAAGAATTTATTTAGCAGGAGATGATGACCAAGGTATTTATAAATGGAATGGTGCAGACTCTAGATATTTTACAGAATACTTTCCCGGTAGAAAAGTTAGATTAAGAAAGACAAGAAGATTTGGAGAAGCTATACACCACTTTTCTCAAATTATAAGAAGAGGTATCGAAGGCAGCATTGAAAAAGAATATCAACCATCTAATCAAAAAGGATATGTTAAAAGCTATCAGCAATTTAGTAAGATACCTTTTAATGAAGAGCAAGGTACTTGGTTCATTTTGGGTCGAATTAACACAACTGTAAATGAATTAAGAATGTTAGCTAAAGATGCAGGTTTATATTTTAAAGATAATCACGGTAACAAATGCTTTGATGATAAACAATGGAAAGCTATTAAGGCTTGGACAAAATTAAGTAATGATAAAAAATTAAATAAAATAGAAGCACAAAATTTGTATAGATACATAAGAGAACTAACAGAAGCTGATTATAGAACAGAAAAGTTTTGGTCTGCTGAACCTGACTTTAAAGAATATGGATTTGAAGAACTTAAACAATGGTGTGGTTTAGATTTAGATGATAAAGCTAAAAAGAAACCTTGGTATTGGATATTAAGAAGAAACTTTAAGCCAGGTCAAACAAGAAATTTTATTAGATTACTTAGACGATATGGTCAAAAGGAATTAGATGCTGAGCCTAAGATTATTATAGATACTATTCATTCTGTAAAAGGTGATGAAGCAGATCACGTGGTTATGTATAGCAAAACAAATTACCCATCTAATTTTAAAACAAAAAATAAAGATGATAAAACAGATGAGCGTAAAGTATGGTACACCGGTGCAACAAGAGCAAAAAAGTCTTTACATTTACTTCGAACTGACTATAAGTATAGCTATCCGATTGGTTCGGATTATTTAATCTATGTACAGGAAAAACAAAATGACAAATAAAAATATGTTTGATGAAGTGTTTCCACAAGAAAGACAGGTAGGTGGGAGTCACTATAAATCTTTTCACATTCAGCCGTATGAATTTATTTCTAAAAACAATCTCTCGTTCTTTCAGGGAAATGTTGTGAAGTACGTTTGTAGGTATTTATCAAAAAATAAAATAGAAGATTTACAAAAGATAATTCATTATTGTGAATTAGAAATATTAAAATTAAAAGATGACAACAAGTAAATGTATTAATTGCAATAAAAGAGATATTGCGTTTGATTGTCTTTATTATTGTAGGATTTGTTATTATGAATTATGCAAGATAAAACATGTATTAAATGTACTAAGATAGCAGTTGTCATAGACAGAGGATTTCCTTTGTGTGGTGATTGTTATTGTAAAGAATATAAACTAGGAAAATACGAATACAAAAAAGATGAGGATACAGTAAGTGAAACATCTAGATCTGTTTAGTGGTATAGGTGGCTTTGCATTAGGTTTACAAAAAGTAGGATTTGAAACAGTTGCTTTTTGTGATATTGAAAAGTATTGTCAGCACTTATTAAAACAAAAATGGAATGGAGTAAAAATTTATAATGACGTCAGAGAAATCACAAAAGAAAAATTCAAAGCAGATGGAATTGAGTTTCCCGAAATCATCACGGGTGGCTTCCCGTGCCAGCCGTTTAGTGTCGCAGGAAGTAGAAAAGGAACAGATGACAACAGACATCTCTGGCCAGAAATGTTTAGAATCATTAAAGAGTTTAAGCCAAGGTGGGTTATTGGCGAAAATGTGCGAGGCATTGTTAGTATCCAAGACGGCTTGGTATTCGAGACAGTGTGCACTGACTTGGAAAGTGAAGGTTACGAAGTACAAACGTTCAATATT